ACACTGAAGACAGCCGCGCCAAAGGCGTTGGCTGATCTGACTGGTTCTAAACCGACAACACTAAAGACTTATGAAATACCTAAAAGCAATCAAGTGCCTCGTAGTAGGTCACAAATACCGAGTAGTCCAGAAATTCTCAAAGACGGTGAGGCGCGTGAAGTGTGATTGCTGCGGCGGGGATTGGGGGATGAACGACCGAGTGCGTGCGCTCGTTGAATGGGATTCAGAACTTGAAGAGATGCACGGCGAATCTTGCGAGATTAAGGAGCCTTCATTTTAGAACGAAAGGATCAATCATGAGTGAGGAACGAACGAAATTGAATGATTCCAATGGTTATGTGCCTTCAGCCGAAATGGTGCCGATGCCAGATGACTTAATGAAGAAGCTCCAAGAAATCTACGACAATCAAATACCAATGCCTACCGATATTGTCGAAATCTTAAATGAGAGCCTTTTCGACCTCACATGAGGAAAGCAGAGAACACAAAGGATGAACATGCCTAATCCGACTTGTTCTAAGCTTCGGTTTTGCACTTGTCCATTGTAACAGTTCGTTCCTCACTGATGTGGAGAACGGGCTTTTTTGTCAAGATCATTCGGTGTTGCGTTTTTCAGTAAAGTGCTGGATAGTGCTGACCATGACTGCAATGGCGAAAACCACAAAGAAGGCCGCAAAAAAGGCCGTTAAGAGAAAACCACCTAATGCCGGAAAGGGCAGAAAGAAGGGTGTTCCGAACAAAGCAACCAAGCAAGTGCGCGAAGCTCTTGAGGGTGCGTTAAACGCTGGTGATGGCGCTCAGAAGTTCTTTGAGAAGCTGAAAGATGACAATCCGGTCGCGTTTACGAATATCGTGAGCAAGTTGATTCCTGTCCAGGTCGAGGCCGACTTGAAAGGGCAGATCGACAATAATGTGACGATTACCTTTGTTGGCTCTGCTTCCGATGGGGGAAATTAAGGTCACGGTAAATTTCGTCCGAGTGCGCGAGGCGTTCGCTGCGGGTAAGGATGGAATTGTGTTGCAGGGTTCTGCTGGATCTTCGAAGACGTTCAGTGCTGAGCAGTGGCTTGCAACGCACGCATCTTCTGTCCCGAATCAGCGAATTTCGTGCTATCGTCAATTCCGGTCGTCGGTAAAAGAGACGTTGGTGGCTGACTTCAAGCGAATCATGGGAGATGGTGAGGGCATGATGGGGATATGGGATGAGAAGTGCTGGAATGCGTCGGATCTCAAATACTCGTTTCGTAATGGCTCCGTGATTGCGTTCAATGGCTGCGATAAGGCTGAGAATCGCAAAGGCAAGCGCGATGATATTTCCTACATGAATGAGGTGACTGAAATTAATTATCAGTCATTCAATCAGATTGCGATGCGAACCAGCTTCGTGATTGCTGACTTCAATCCGAGTTATGACCATTTTATTTACAAGTTTCGCGGCAATCCTGATTATGCTTACTTCGATTCGACCTTTCGTGATAATCCACTGCTGCCGGACGGTGAGCGGCGCACGATCCTCGGTTATGAGCCGACAAAGGAAAATATATCGAAGGGCACTGCTGATGATGCGATGTGGCAGATTTACGGACTCGGCAAGCCTGCGATTCTCAAGGGTCTGATCTTCCGTAATTGGGTGGAAACTGACGAGTGGCCTGAGCTGTCTGCTTGCGAGCGTCGTGGTTATGGCTGCGACGTGGGTTTCGTCGATCCTACAACTGTCATCGAGTGCCGATTCTCACAGAACACGCTTTATCTGCGGCAGCGTGTTTGGGAGAATGACATTACGGACTTGCCAAATCCCGAAGATCCGGAGGAATCGCTGGTTGAAATGTGTGAGAGTGCTGGAGTCGCACGAGATCAGCCGATTTACGTGGATTGCGCTTACCCTCAAACTGTCAAGGCGCTGCGTTCACATCGGTTCAATGCCATTGCCTGCAAGAAAGGGAAGGACTCGATTGCTGAGGGCATCCAGCTTCTCAAGCGGTTCAAGATCAAGATCCATGCAGACTCGCGGCAACTGATTAAGGAATTTGCAAGCTACACCTGGAAGCTCGATCACGGTGGCATGATGACAAATGTCCCAATCGATGACTTCAATCACGGTATTGATGCGGTTCGGTATTGGGCAAAAGCTCAAATGCCTGCGGTCAACCTCGGCAATCGCAACTCGAAGCGCACAAGGGTCGCGGGTGGAAGGGTGAAGCGGTTTTGATGAATGCTTACGAGACATTCCATTTAACTGATCCGCTTACCGCTGAGATGGCGCTTGAGTTGGTCGAGGTCGCATTCCCTCGCGTGCATGAGTGGTTGCCTGCTGAGGATCGAGGCGAGTGGATTCTGAAGCATGGCTTGATGCACATCATCTTTAAGGATGACGAATATCGAGGCTATTTCTGTATCATCAACATGACTGGCGGCGCTTACTTGCATTTTGGCACTACTGGCGGCGTGTATGCTGCTCGTGATGTGGCCTATGGACTTGAGAAGGCGCAAGGTATCGCTGCGAACGTTTACGGCATTCCTGAGCTATTCTGTGAGATTGACGGTGGAAGCATAATCGGCAAACTGGTGAGCAAGCTTGGATTCGAATCAGTCTCCGGCTCAACTGAAACCTTCAAAATCAAATATCATGGGAAAGTCTCCGAAAAAGCAGAAACCAGTAAAAGCACCGATGCCAATCGCACCAGTCACAGCGGAGGATGAAGTGGCAAAAGCGGCAGGAGATGACGAGCGTCGTCGCCTTGCAGCTCAACAGGGGCGAAATCAGTCTGTAACCTCTCAACGTTCCAGCATCCTCGGATAATCATGGCTAAGCGCAAATCACCACCAAAGGCGACAACTGCTCCGAAGCAGGATGATCGCGCAGTTAAGATCATCGCGGCTTATGGTGCTGACAAAGGCGCGAGGTCGAATGTTGACAACACCTTTCGAGACATTGAGCGGCTTGCTCTGCCTTCGATGGATGGAAGCAACACGGACAATCTCCAAGAGCCGGGCAACGACCAGCGACCAGTTTCGTCAGTTGCAACCTCTGAGGCGATCCTTCTCGGTTCGAATCTGTATTCGCACAGCTATTCCAACAGCGACCGCAACTTCGCGCTTCGTGCTTCGAAGAAAGAGAATCGCGATAGAATGAAGGAGTGGCTTCAAATTGCGACTGATACGATCACCGAGTTCATGCAAAATTCTAACTTTGGTCAGGTTTACGGTGAATTTACACGTCTCTGGTCGAACTTCGGGACTGGCATTTGTGGCGTCGTTTACGATAAAGACACAAGCGAGCTGGTGTTCACGTCGATTCCAATCACCTCGAACGTGTATATCACTGAGAACCATCAAGGTCAGGTGAAAGGGTTCAAGCAACTGCTTCGGCTTACTGCTGACGATGTGGTTGCTCAATTTGGTGTCGCTGGCTTGTCTGCCGATGGCGTGAAAGCTCATGGCGATCTGTCCAAAAGCACTGAGAAATTCGATTACATCCTTTGCGTCTCTGAGAATCCGAAATATGATCCGAAGCGCGCCGACTCTGGCTCGATGAAGTTCCGCTCGGAATATGTGTGCGTGAAGGATAAACGAATCGTTAAGACTGGCGGTTATCGCTCTTTCCCTTATCCGACTTCGCGCTTCATCAAGCGGCATGACGGTTCGCCTTACGGGATCGGCGTGTGTGAGGTGGCACTTCCTACAATTCGCGGGCTGAATACGAATGAGGCTCAACTTGAAGATGGAATGCAAATGCAGGCTCATCCTCCGACAGTCGTGAAGGATGACGAGACTTTAGAAGTTGAAGAGTTAGTGCCTAATTCAGTGATTTACACTTCGGGCGATGTCACGCAACTGCGCGGCACTCATAACCCTCAAGTGACTCAAGCTGAGATCGTGCGACTGACTGAAGAGATTCGTCGTCAGTTCTTCACGAATGTATTCCTTGCTGTCATGCAAAGCGACTCGGACAAGACTGCCACCGAGATCGATGCGCTCCAGGCTGAGCAGTTTGCGAGTATCGGACCGATGATCTCGCGACTTCGCTCTGAGTTCTGGTCGCCTATGATTCATCGCGTGCTGGATCTGCTTATCGAGGCCGGAGAGATCGAGATGCCTGACGAGTCCATCGGTGGAGCTGACTTCGAAGTGTCCTACATTTCCCAACTCGATACAAAGCTCGAATTGATGGATCAGCAAAAGACGATGCAGGCAGTTCAAAGCATTGTCATGCTTCTGACGGTTGCTCGTGAGAATCCTGAGATCAATCGCGTGCTGAAGGTTGAAAACATGGCAGTCGAGTTCGCTGAGGCGCACAACATCGACTTCAACAACATTGTGAGCGACTACGAGCGCGAGGCGATGGATCAAGCTGCGGCTGAGATGGCACAAGCTCAAGCGGCTCAACAGCAACAGGCACTCGATCAGGAAGCGGTTGCTCCAGTGGACGTGACAAAGAAGCCTGAAGAGGGTTCGCCTGCGGCTCTGCAAATGGAAGGCGCACCTCAAATCTAATGGGAAAAGTCACTCAACACCGAAAGAAGCCATTGCTTCGCGATGCGTTGGAAGCTGGTCGAGGTAATCGACTGGTGGAAGACTTGCTCACTGCAATCGATCACGAAGCTGGATTCGGCAAGACTGTATTTGATGCAGAGCCTTGTCAGTCTGCTTTCAATCAAGGTCGTCAATCGCTTGCGAACGACATCAACTACCATTTAGCGGCTCTAAAAAAGGAGCAGCAATCAAACCAAACCAAATAAAAACATGAGCGATAATATCTCAACAGATACCGCAGGAACAGAAACAGCTTCGACCGAAGCACCTAGCACCGAGGCAAACATCCTCGATGCTGGATCCACTGGAGCCGAAAGCGGATCCACTGAAACAGCATCAACTGAAACCGTCGCGGATCCGCAATGGTTCGACGGACTGCCCGAAGAAGTCACGAGTCACAAGGGATTCGAGGGCGTGAAGGGCAAGATCAAGGATGTCGGTGCGCTGACATTGAGCTATCTGAATCTGCAGAGCCGAATGGGTTCCGCAGAAGAAGGCGGCTTGAAGGCTCCGACTGCTGAATCGACTCCAGAAGAGTTGAACGAATTTTATGACGCTGCCGGGCGTCCTGAGTCGCCTGGTGATTACAAGTTCGACGGTCTGCCTGAAGGCATGGAGTTGGACACTGAGCGACTCACTGAGCGCAATGCGGCGATTTATGCGGCTGGACTGTCTCAATCGCAGTATGAGACTGTCATGGGGCTTTACACTGAAGAGATGAACATGGTTCAAGACCAGTTACAGCTCAATCAAGCGACCATTCGCAACGAAACCGAAGCCAACTTAAAAGCGGAGTGGGGGACTGACTACGATAAGAATCTCAAGTCGGTCGCTGCGGTCGCTGATCGCTTCGGTGTGAAGGAAGACTTGATTAAATCGGGTGTCATCAATCAGGAATTTGTGATGAAAATGCTTCACCAGGTTCACCTTTCAACCTCTGAGGATGGCATTGTGAAGGCGGCAGATTCCGGCTACAATCGCCAAGAGGAATATAAGTCGGTGATGCAGCAACTCGCGACGCTGCCTTACAATCATCCTGATCGTGCTGCCTTGCAAGCGAAGCAGGTTAAGCTCTCGCAGTAACCAATCAAAAAGAAGCGCCACTCGAATAAACGGGTGGCGCTTTTTTGTTGGCTAGAACAACCGCGAAGCGAAACAAGTTCGCTCGCTATTTGTTAGCTGTATATAGCATCTAGCGCGTAGTCTAAAATTTCACCGCCTAGCTTATAGTGTGCGAATACTATCAAATGACCTCCTTGCCCGCATGGGTTCGGCTCGCCAGCCTTAAGCCATATCCCATCTTTGATATCAACATGGCAAAAAAACAACATCTCATTCTCGCTATTCATGCACATCAACAAATATTCCCCATCGGCTTTGGGTTCACCCTTGACTCGCCTTAGTTTCGGCGCTGGGCGGCAGCAGCTAACCAGTCGATTATTACAATTCGTTTCACTCATGTTATATCTCTTTCGTTATCTGCCCTAGCATTCCAGAGCTTAATGACCTCTTCTTTGTTGTCCCAGAAGGGCATTTGAGCGGGGCATTTCGTGCACCCCACATATTCATACGAGCTATCAATAGAGTATGCCTCCTCGTAGCCTATTTCAGCATCCCCGCCGCAGAACGGGCAGAGAACCAGTCGATTATTACAATTCGTTTCACTCATGTTATATCTCTTTCGTTCTCCTTCATCTCAGCAAGTTCCTCGGCAAGCGTGGCGCGGTCGAGCTTGAGCTGGTCGCGTTCGTCGTGTTCTTCCTTCACCTTTTCAGCGAGCATGATGAGCGTATCTGTCAGGATGTCGGCCTTTCGGCTTGAGAGTCTTCCGCCGATCTCGTTAATAATTGCGATGATCGTCATTAGAATGAATTGGATCATTAGCCATTCGTAACGCTCGAACGCGAAGGTGCGGAATGCCATTACTAGCGCGAAGGGGTAAAATGCGACATTTAGTATTCTGTATATTTTCTGTTTCATATTAAGATCCAAAGAAGGTTTTCCAAAGTCCAGCGATCACGACATAACAGAACGCGAGCGCGAAGACTACTTGAATCAGCATGATAAGGATGCCGAATGCGATTTGAATGATTTCGTCGAGTTTCATAGTTCTGGCGCGATCATGGCTGGCGTGGTCGCGATGGGGTTGAATGGATGCTCGAAGCAGCGAGTCAGAATTTCGAGGTTTTCCTTTCGGAACTCTTTTGAAATTCCATCGGTCTTGCTGATGGTTCTCATAGCGTCCGCAAGGCTCGTCCAGTATTCGGGCGGCAGTGTGTCGGCTGGCTTAACGAATCTCGTTTCCATGTATTGCGGTGACTTGATTTTCGGTATTTCGCTCATTTGCTTGTTTCCTCGTAGGTGAAGTTTCCTCTCAGAGTGAGAGTTGTTCCGTCTGTCTTGATAAATCTAACTGATCCATATCCAGCGTGAGAGTCAGAGATTCGCAGGTCTTCCCATTGATTCCCAACTGCGTCGGTCACTCGGTAGAATGTGGTTTGCTTCGCTCGCTCCGACCGAATGATTATCCACCCGCAAAAAGCAACGTAGGCGGCGAATCCAATGAAGATGTATTTCTTCATTTGCTTGCTCCTTTCTTTGGTTTGCTGAAGATCCGCTCATGCTCGTCTCGGTATTTCTTAGTAGATGGGCGCTGCACCTCGTTAATCGCTGTGCCTTTGCCTGTGGTTTTCTGGATGATTGCTTTCTTCATTTGCTTTGTGGGTTGGTGTTAATCGTATTGAAAGGAAGGTTGGTGATACAGGTCGCCCATTGCTGCACGACCTGAAGTTGATGAGTATCGCATTGCGAAGTTGTCATTTCAACAGTGATTCAAATGGCTCGGTGAGTCCTGTGTTGCCTTATTGAATCGAGTCGGTGGATTGCTCCACACCTTTTAAACGCGACTGGCACCTTGATTCAGGTCGCGAAACCGATTGACTGTGCGAAGACTTGGGCTTCAACCGCTTGCTCTCCTGCTCTGTGATACAAAAAAAACCTCAAGCGCTTGGCGGCGTAAACTTGAGGTTTTAAATGTGTCACTAGGACTAAAATCTATTCGCAGCCGCCAAGCTTCGAAATCTTTCGATGTGCTGAACCTCACTTATTAAGTGACCTGCCGCAAGCAAAAAAAGTGACCCTTGCAATATTTGCGCATTTCTGCATGTATTACCTCAACGAAGCATGAGGATAACTTTCGAGCCCTTGGAATGTTTCGCAGCACTGGCCTTCAGTTGAAGACAACCGCAGCGACAAACTCACTCCAATTCAATTCAAAGTTTATTTATCATGAATACAGATCCAACTATTTACCGTCAGGCTTTCAGCGATAACGTTGACCAGCTTATCGGACTTCCCACATCACCAGTGCTGATGAAAACGTTCTCGCAAGAGAGCAAGCGCGGCGACTCGATTCGCATTGATGGCTTGATCGCCAACGACGCGATTGTCACTCCCACCGCTGACCTTCCTTCGCGTCGCGACGGTTCTGCTGACTTCACTGAGTTCCTTGCGTTCCAGACTCCATTCACTGGTTCTCGCAAGCAGGGTTCTTACATGAGTCCTCAAACCATCGAGGCGGTTGACCAGATTCCTAAAAAGGATGACGTTCTTCGCGGCATTGATGTGAAGTCTCCGACAATGCAATCCATTGCTTCTGCGATCTACAAAAAGGAAGACTTGCTCGCGATCACTGCGGCTCTTGCTCCTGAAGTTCTTCGCGAGCTGGACAACACTGGCGCGAAAGCAAATGTGTCGATGCCTTCGTCTCAGGAGTATGAAACCGAGAATGTCGGTTACATCACACCGAACGACCTCGCGAACATGGATGCGATCTTCCGCGACGAGTATGTCAACGATGAGAAGTTCGTCGTCGTGAATCCGGCAACTGCCGCAGCGATGAAGAACAACTCTCGCGACTACTTCCAGAATGTTGATTTCATCGGTCGCATGGGTGCGCTCGCTGATGGCAACTTGGAGCGCGCGGAAAACTTCACGATTCTCGTGGTTCCTCAAGTTCCAACTGGTCAGTTCTTCGCGTTCTGCAAGCGTGCGATCACCTGCAACACTTGGACAGCTCGCACAAGCGAACTGGACGTGCTGCCAACTCAGCGTTTCGCGACTCAGCTTTACACCTGTCAGGATGTGAATGCGGTTCGTAACGATGACCTTGGCGTCGTTCACGGCACAATCCAAGTCTAGTTCGAACTGACAATTTCAGCGCCATCCTTCGCGGGGTGGCGCTTTTTTTGTGCGATTGACCAAAAGGTGAAAACTCAACACATTTGAAAACATGCAAGGACGCTCAACAACTCTTCTCGACATTCTCAATCTTTCCCTTGGCTTCCTTGGTGTCGATTCGGTGACTGATTACGACAACACCGAATCGAAAGCGGCAGACAAGTGCAAGCGGTTCATGTTTCTCGCAATCGACAAGATGCAGAGAGATTACATTTGGAAAGAACTGCTCACGACTGAAGTCTTGAATGTGGTGGTGGATGAGCCTTTCAATTATTCGATTCCGACTTACTGCCTGCGACCGATGGGCGCGAAGCTTCCGACTCCTACGGTTCCTGAAACTTGGATCGGCGCTGCTGTCACTCTGAAATACGATGTGATTGGCCAGGATCTTGTTTTGAACTACGAAACGACCGATGATGTCGAGCTGTTCTTCGTCCGGCGCGATGACGATCCGACAAAGTGGTCAAGTGAGCTTGAAGAGTGCGTTGCGCTTTGTGTGGCGATGCGTGCGTGCTTCCTCGTGACTGACAATCCAAACCTGCTCCGGCAACTCACAGGCGACTTGCTGAGCCTGACACTTCCAAAGGCTCGCGAGCTTCAAAGCAAATACGCTAAGAGTTACGCGACTTATCTGCCTTCTGGCTTTTCTAATCTGCGCGCACGCATTGGGTAATTATGGCGAAACCAATTTTAGTCCGAAAGTCTTTCAACGCTGGCGAGCTGTCGCCTGAGCTTCATTACCGCGACGATCTCGCTGCTTACGTGAAGGGGTGCAAGAATCTGAGCAATATGGTTCCAACTCCATACGGCGCGGCAACTCGTCGGCCTCCGTTTGAACTGCTTGCGAAGATCAACACGGATCTGTTTGGCATTCCAGTTCGATATATCCCGTTCAAGTTCTCGCTGGATGAGGTTTTTCACATCATCTTCACCGATGGCAGTGGCTCCGAGTCAACTGATCCGACAACTGCAGATCTCATTATTTTCAACGCTGACGGATCGCAAGTAATCTTCGATGGTGTTCCAGGTCCTTTGTCGGTTCTGCCCGGCGTGCTTCCTCAAACTCTATCGAGTGGCGTGGTTGCTATGGCTTCGACGATTTACGATCCTGCCGACTTGGGCGAGATTCACTATATCAATGTGAATGACTTCGTTTATATGACGTGCGGCGGGAAATATCCAGTGCAGGTGATTAATCGTTTTTATGACGAAGCAGAGGGCGGCAACCGCTGGAAGATCGAGGAATGGAGCATCGTCGGGCTTCTTGGTGATGTGAACCTAAACACGACAAACACTGTCTATATTCATGGAGACACTTGGGAGGCTGGCGCGACTTACGAAGAAAATGCACACGTCTCTGTTGGATCTGATGATATTGCCATTACAGATTCGGGGTGGACTTATAGGCGGGTCAGTGGGGTGTTTTATCACGAGTATTATATTCGAATCACTTTAGCATCTGGCACTTACTCGCCTGGTGAAACCATCACAGTAGAGAATCTAGTCGTTAGTGCATTGAATTGGTCAGATCCGGTCTATTGGGGAGAGTTTGGCGACAGTCCTGATGAGATCAAGGTTGGCGATGTTGTTTCTGGTGCTTACTCGATTGTGAGTGTTGACGGTTTGAGTGTTACAATAAATCAGAGTGCCCATGCTGGAAATCTGGCAGGCTCGTCGAATTATCCGAGCTTTGACGAGACAAGCGCAAGCGGTTCGCTCGTGAGTGCTGCTTCTGGCGTGACGTTCTTCAGATCCCTTCAGGATGGCAATACTGGCAATGCGGTTACTGATTCGGCTTGGTGGGCTGAGGTTCCATATTATGAAGGTCTGCTTGAGTGTGAGTCAAATAGCGACTTATTCTCTGAAGGTGATGTCGGTCGCGAGCTGTCCATCGCAATAACTGACAACAATACCATCAGCGGGACGTGGGAGGCAAACCAGACATCTGATGCAATTAACGCTTATGGGGTTGTTGAGATGATTACTGAAGGCGGGGTTTGGAATGGAACGCTGACCCTTGAGACTTCAAACGATGGTGGAGATTCTTGGGTTGCGACGAAGTCGATCACTTCGAATCAGGGTTCAAGCAATGGAAGTGTTGAAGTTGATCTCTTTGAAATTAACACACTGGTTAGGGCGACTTTGACGGATTGGGCGACATGGAGCGGAACAAGCGATCCAAAGCTTAAATTTAAAGTAGTTCTCAAGGATGAGGTTCGGTATCACGTTAGAATTTTAGAATACATCGACTCTCGAAATGTAGTTGTCCAGACCATCACGCCTTTTCTGACTGAGGTTTCGGATTATAGATATTCGCTCGGTGAGTTTTCTGGAACGACTGGTTATCCTTATGCGCTGACAATTCACGATGAGCGTTTATGCTTGGGGGGTAGTCGTCTGAAGCCTAATACGGTTTTCGCGTCTCGCGTGAACGATTGGGGCGATTACCTGAAAGGGACAACCGAAACGGCTCCATATACGTTCACGATTGCATCTGACTCGTTTGACACAATTCGAAGCCTGAAAAGTTCTCGGCAGTTGAACATTATGACAGACAACGCTGAGAACACTATGGGTTCTCGTGATGACAACGCGATTACTTCGGTGACGAATATCAGTGTTTCGAGTCACACGAACTACGGTTCGAGCAACGTCCAAGCGATTCAGATGGCAGATATGATCTGGTTCACGATGGGGCAGAGTGAGCGCGTGAGGGCTTCGCGGTATGACTTCGCCTCTGACGGTCAACAGTCAATCGAGATGAGCCTGTTCGCCTCTCATATCACTGAAAGCGGTATTAAAGAGATGAGCTTCCGTCGCCATCCGTTCAATTCACTTTTCTGCCTGCTTAACAATGGCTCCGCCGCGACTCTCACTTACGAGGGAATGCAGGAAGTGAAAGCATGGGCGCGAATTTCAACCGAAGGCGGCTCGATCTTGTCTGCGGCTTCGAACTACTCCGACACTGGTGACATTGTTGCGGGGATCGTGGAGCGCGGCGGCTCTTACTTCCTTGAGACGTTCGGTGACATCGATGAAGCGACTGTCTTCCTTGATAATCAAACGACATGGATCGATGCCGACTTCACCATCGGTCAACCTATCAAGCAGGATGATGATGGTTTTCTCGTCGTGGTGCATGATGATGAGGAATTGACTGAGGGAGTTGATTACACGATTGCGGGCGGCTTGCTTACGATTCCAGGTGTGACAACTGGCGCGGTTGCCATCGGTCGCAAATACGTCTCTCGAATCAATCCGACTGACATTGCAGAAGTTGCTCCAAGTGGCCTCGTAAAGCGTCTCACATCGCTCGGCATGTATCTGCTGGATTCTGGCACTTGCGAGATCAAGATTAATGGCAAAGAATCCCCATTCACTGACGGTCTGAAGTGGGGCGCGGGGGATCGTGAAAGCGGTCTGTTTGACGTTTCAACTGGTGGCGACTACGAGCAAGGCTTGGACATTGACATAACAATTGATTCACATCGACACTTCACGATCACAGGTCTAGGGTATCGGCTAAGTATTTCAGACGGTTAATTATGCAAAGTTTAGAGATTCCAGATATGAAGGGGCTGACTCGTGAGTTCCTGAAAGCTCCACAAATTGAATGCCCGGTAACGCATAGTTTTGCACCGGACATTTATTTGCGTGAAATCTTCATGCCTGCCGGAACCGTGGTCATCGGTCACGAGCATAAAACTGAGCATTTCAATGTTCTGCTGAAGGGTAAATGTCGCGTCATCATGGGCGACAACGTTCACGAGTTGGAAGCACCTTGCACGTTTGTATCTGGTGCAGGCGTCCAGAAGCTCGTCAACGTCCTTGAAGATTGCATTTGGCAAACCATCCACTCGAATCCTGACAACGAGCAGGACATCGAAACTTTAGAAGATCGCTACGTCAACAAGATCGAAGCGACACTCACAACAGAGCAAGAAAGGAAATTACTATGAGCTTCATGGCGACCGCAGTTGCAGTAACGGCAGCAACAGGAATTTACTCGGCGTATAGCGGCTACCAGGCTGCGGGCGTGCAGGCCGACAACATCAAGGCGCAAGCTAAGCAAGACAAGCTCGACATGCAGCGTCAGATGGAGATGGATTCGGCTGAAGAGTCGCGAGTCGCATCGGCTGAGCGCAAAGAGAATCGACGACTTCGAGCCATCCAAGAAGGTGCATACGCAAAAAGCGGCGTTCTCATGGAAGGCTCTGCGGCTGACGTAATGACGAAGCAACGGGAAGTCGATGAGGCGAATGTCCAGAACATCCACATCTCTCGCGGCAATCAGCGAGCGCAAGACATTCACAAGATGAATCAGGATTACAAGTCATCGCTCTACATGGCTGAATCTGTTGAGTCTGCTGGAAAGA